ATGACATTTGAAAAAGCTTTGGAAAACTCTCTTGTTTCAAGCCGAATGGAAGGTTATCAAATTACGGATGATATCAAAAAGAATTGTGAATGCCTTATAAAAGGTGAAATAACTATTTCACAGCTTGTTGAAGAAATAAAAAATAAGTAAACCGGACAATACAGCACTTTAACCATAACAGGTTAAGGTGCTTTTTTCATACCCTAAAGGAGGTGAATACATGGCAAATGACATTAAAGGCATTACTGTAAAAATCGGTGCGGATACAACGGATTTAAGCAAGGCCATGAGCAGTGCCAACCGTTCCATCAGCACCACACAAAAACAGTTAAACGAAGTGCAAAAAGCATTAAAGCTTGACCCTTCCAATACAGAGCTGTTGGCACAAAAATACAGACTGCTTACGGAAAAGGCAGACGAAACAAGGAAAAAACTCCAAACTTTAAAGGACGCACAGGCACAGGTTGAGGAGCAGTACCGAAACGGCGAAATCGACCAGGGCAAGTATGATGCCTTCCGCAGAGAACTGATTACAACGGAAAATCAGCTGAAGAACCTTGAAAAAGAAACGGCAAAATCCAATGCCGCCATCAACTCCTTTGGTGAAAAAATGGAGGAAACAGGCGGAAAGCTGACAGCCGCAGGCAAAACAATTATGCCCCTTTCCGCCGCTGTTGCGGGAATCGGCACTGCGGCGGCTGTATCGGCTGTGAATTTTGAGGACGCCATGGCAAAGGTCAGCACCATTGCCGATACTACGGAGGTTCCTTTGGATTCTCTCCGCTCTCAGATATTGGAGTTGTCCTCCCAGACAGGCATTTCCGCCAATGAAATTGCAGACAACGTATACAATGCCATTTCCGCAGGTCAGAAAACAGGAGATGCGGTCAACTTTGTAACCAATTCCACTAAGCTTGCAAAGGCAGGCTTTGCCGATGCAGGTGCGGCTTTGGATGTACTGACCACCATTTTAAACGCCTACGGCATGGAGGCATCAGAGGTAACCAATGTTTCCGATATGCTGATTCAGACACAGAATCTGGGCAAAACAACCGTAGCGGAATTATCTTCTTCCATGGGTAAAGTTATCCCTACCGCCAATGCCTATCATGTTCAGTTAGATCAGCTTTGCACAGGCTATGCCAAAATGACGGCAAACGGTGTTGCCACAGCAGAAAGCACCACCTATATGAACTCCATGCTGAATGAGTTAGGCAAAAGCGGTACAACCGTATCCGATATTTTAAAGGAAAAGACAGGCAAAAGCTTTGCGGAGCTTATGGAAAACGGTGCAAGTCTTGCAGATGTTCTTGAAATATTGAAGGACTCCGCAGATGAACAGAACCTTTCCTTCGGTGATTTATGGAGCAGTGCCGAGGCAGGAAAAGCCGGTTTAATTCTTTTGGGTGACAGTGCCGAGGATTTTAATGCTACGTTGGAAGAAATGAGAAACAGTACAGGTGCAACGGAAAGTGCCTTTGAAAAACTGCAGACCAACAGTTCCAAAATCAACAAAGCAGTCAATGCGGTGAAAAATACATTTATTATTCTTGGTGGTGTGATTCTGGATACCTTCTCTCCTGCCATAGACGCAGTTACAAGCGGAATACAAAAATTATGTGAATGGGTTTCTTCCCTCCCCACAGGCATACAAACGGTGATTGTTGTTATCGGTACACTGATTGCCGCCGCAGGGCCTTTGCTTGTTATGTTGGGAACACTGATGACAAGTATCGGCTCTCTTGCACCAATGTTCAGTACGGTGGTGACGGCTGTTTCTGCCTTCTCCGCAGGCCTTGCTTTGCCTCTTGCCCCAATCGCCGCCATAGCTGCCACAGTAACGGCACTGATTTTGATGGTTGCTGACTTATATAAAAACAATGAGGATTTTCGGAATAACATTCAAATCATCTGGAACAGCATAAAGGATTTTTTCAATACGGTGTTGTCGGAAATACAGACAAACTTTTCTTTTGTCTGGAATGCAGTGAAAGTTATTGTAGAAACGGCGCTTAATTACATCGTTGCTGTAACACAGCTGTTTGCCGATATTTTCAGCGGAAACTGGGAAAACATCAGCAGTGATATTACAAATATCGTTACTGTTCTGAAGGATGGAATTTTAAGCCTGTTTACTGTTTTGAAGGACGGTATTTTAAATCTGATTACAAATGTTCTCTATCCCAAGCTTGTGTCTGTCTGGAACACCATAAAAACCGCGGTTTTGCAGAAAGTGACGGAAATCAAAACCAATGCGGTAAACAAGTTCAATGAACTGGTAACTTCTCTCGTAAACATGGGTTCTTCTTTTTATAATGCAGGATGCAATGCCTTTGACAGTCTTTGGAACGGCATGAAGGAAATATGGAGAAGTTTGAAAGATTGGGTAACGGATACCATTGACTGGCTGAAGGAAAAGCTTGCCTTTTGGCGGTCGGCAAATCGGGAAATGAGTGACGATGCAGACGGCTCTCATGCAGGAGGTCTGGACTATGTTCCTTTTGATGGGTATAAAGCCATTCTCCATAAGGGTGAACGAGTTCTGACGGCACAGGAAAACAAAACCTATCAAAGCAATGTAACTGCCAAAAGCGGTGATACTAATGTAACAGTGACGCAGAACTTTTACAATTCCTCGGAAAACACTGCCCGAAAGGAACAAAAGGAATTGCAGAGAACCTTCAGAAGGCTTGGCTTTACGGGAGTGTGATGAAATGAAAGCCACGGAAAACTTAATCTATACCAATACGGCAACAAACCAAAGCGTAAGCATCTCATTTTTATCAAATCTGATACCGACGGCATTTGATGAAGATGTGGATGCTTCTTTTTATACTGATAAAAACAGCGGACAGGACGGAGAAACTCTGCAAAACCTTGATTTGGAGCCAAGAGAAATCATCATCAAGGCGGTATTTCAGGCAGACAGCAACTATCGTCTGTTTGAAAAGCATATCAAAAGCGTGCTTAATCCTAAAAGTGAAGGCTTGCTGAAATATTCTGACGGAGAATACACAAAGTCTATTTCCTGTTATCCGAAAAGCATACCCACATTTTCCTATACCAACGGCAAAGGCAGTCTGGAAACAGAACTGATCTGCTACGGCACATATTGGAAGGAACAGACCATAACCGATAACCTTGCCAGTATGAAACCTTCCTTTGTCTTTCCGCAGTATTTTAAACCCTACACTCTTTTCGGCGTGAAGGCGGCACAGCTTGTAACGAAAATCAATAACACAGGAGATGCCGACAGCGGTTGGACGGTAAGGTTTGTATCCTCCTTCGGCTCTGTGAAAAATCCTTATATCATCAACCGAAAAACAGGCGAAGGTGTGTATTTTACAACTGAAATGTCTAAGGGAGATGAACTGCTCATTGATTTTACAAAACAACAGCCTGTTATTTATAAGAACGGCAATAAGGATTTTTCTGTTTTAAATGCACCGAAAAGCAGTTTTTTTAAGTTCTTTGTGGGAGAAAATGAAATTGAATACGGTGCGGAGGAAAATGTAACCAATCTGGAGGTTTATTTTAACTACAATCCGTTGGTGCTGTAAGGAGGATATATGAGAGTTGACATTTATTCTGATTTTACGCTGAAGGACATACTCCAGTCCTACAGCAGTATTCAGTTTTCGGAATGTATCCGAGATGTGGGAGATATTCAGCTGTCCTTTACAGACGGCGAGGTTTACCGAAATATCAGCGTGACGGAGGACATTCTTGTGGTGGGAAACAATGCTTACTTGGCGGAGAACAAGCATAAAACCGACAGCAAGGATTTGAGAAAATACGAAATCACAGGCAGACACATTACGTCCGTTCTTTCTTGGCGGTGCGTCAAAGGCTTTGAAGTACCCGTTGGTGAAAGCTATGAGGATGCCTGTATCCGTCTGATACAGGAAAACTTTATTTCTCCCGAAAATACAAAACGAAAAATAGCTTGTATGGCGGTGCGAAAAAACAATCTTCCTTCCAAGAACACTGTAAAGCGTATTTATGAGGCAAATGACTGTCTGAGTATTTTGAAATTCATCAGCAAATTAGGTGGTTTTGGATTTAAGCTAAACTACGATGTTCAAGAGAAAAAACTTGTTTTTCAGTGTATTCCTGTTTCCGACAGGAGCAGTACCGTAATTTTCGGTGACAAATTCAACAACATTTCCGAAACGGATATTTATGAGGAAACCTCGGACTATAAAAATGTGGCATATCTCTATACCGAGCAAACGGAAACGGAGGAAGAACGCTACACCGCATACGGTGAAACGGAATCCGAAGGACTTCTCCGCAGAGAGTATGTGGAGAAAGGCAGTTCAGTCGAGGACTTATTGGAAGGATTAAAGGAGAAATCTAAAAACACAGGTGCGGAGTTTGTCATTCTCAACTCTGAGCAGTATCAGTACAACAAGGATTACTTTCTTGGGGATACAGTGCTTTTGACGGATACGGACAGCGGTCTTTCATTGGCAAAGCCCATTGAAAAGGTAACACATTTTTACGAAAAGACATACGAAATGGAGATTACCTACGGTGACGCTATTCCAACTATTTTTACAAAGAAATGAGGTGCTTTGATGAGTATAACCTATTTTCCCTTTGATGCCGTGGTGGACAGTGACGGAAACTATGACAGAACATACACCAGTGAGCAGTTTGCTCTGTATTTCAGCAAGCTGTTCTCAAATGGCGTTTATGGTGCGGACTCCACAGGCCTGCAAGTAACAGCCTTAAACGGAAATATGTATATCACCGTTGCGGCAGGTGCATTTTTCATCAACGGCAGATTTTATGCCAATGATGAGGATGAAAACATTTTAATTACAGCAGGAGATGTTCACTATGGCAGATATGACCGAGTGGTGGCAAGAGCGGACTTTGTAAACAGAGTCTGCGGTGTGTATGTTTTGGAGGGAACACCAAGTTCAAATCCTGTTGTTCCTTCCCTTACTCAGACGGCAGACAGATTTGAAATTCCTCTTGCCACAATCTATGCTGCGTCCGGTGCAACAAGCCTTACCCAGTACAACATCACCGATGAAAGAGTCGGCGTGTACTGTACACTGACAGGCTTTACGGCAAGTGATTATTTTACTGCATACAGCAAGGCCTATCAGCAGTTCAGCGATGAAGTGCAGGAAAAAATGAATACTCAGTTTTCCGCACAGGAGAATAAAACAAATACACAGCTTGCCAATCAGCAGAAAGAGTTTTCACATCTGCAAAGCAGTATCAATGAATGGTATCAGGGTGTGCTGAATGATATTTCTCAATTACAGACATTTGATTTTGACAATATCGCCTATCGTATTGGGGCAACGGTGACATCAAACATAACCGATACGGTCATTACGGAAACCATGGTGTTAAATGAAGTGAAAATTGCAGAACGAATCACTAATATCGGAGATACGGTTATCCGCTGTGTAACCAAGGCATGGGATTCTGACGGCAGTCATGTACTTTTGAACAGCACAACGGCAACAACCATTACAGATGATGTGATTACAAGCGTTGTCAGCCAAAACTGAAAGGAGGAAAAACATGGATACAGCAGTATTTGCAACATTAAAAAAGCTGATTGGAAAGAAAACTGATTCCACGGATGAAACAGTAAACGGAAAACTAAATACAGTCATCAATAATACTTCTGCAAGCACTTCGGCAAATGCAAGCGGCACAATAAGCCAGAAATTAAGCTATCTCATCAGCAGCTTAATTGGTACGGCAAACGCATCCGGCGGAAGTGCTGCGGCAGGAACGGTTATGAGTAAGCTGAATGCACTGCTTTCCTCTTGGACAGCGGCAAGAGCAGGATACCTTGACAACATCCGCTCCTACACCATTACCAACAACAGTGCAAGCAGTACAGGCGTGTTGAGTCAAAAGCTCAGTTATCTCATTTCCCAACGGCAGGCAAGCCAGACAGGAACAGGAACAACGGTGTATTCGGGTTCGATAACATCCGCTACCTATTCTGACAGATATATCTGTATTGCAAAGTTTGTCGCTCCTGTCAGCGGTGTTTATAAGGTAACAGTGACATCAAATGCACAAAGCTATTCCTCAAATATTGAGGTAAGAAAAATCATCACCGCAACAGCGTCCTATTGCTATAATGCTACAAGCAATAACTACAGTTATGTAGGCGGAAGAACCATTGACCAAAATGCGTCTTATGATGCCTCATCGGTAAACAGTGCCAGCTATGTAAGCAAAACAGATTCATCTTCTGTATCTTGGGGTGATTATATTTCAGACCGAGGCAGTACGCTGTTTTACCTTATGCCGTGTATCGGAACGATTCAGACAAGTACATCTGCCACTGTATCCAAAACCTTCAGTATGTACTGCACTGCCGGTGAACAAGTACAGCTTGTGGAGTATTATTCGGGTTCAAAAAGCTATTACATTCATTCCGTAACTGTTACATACCAAGGAAGGTGATTTGATGTTTGAAGTAAGAAATGAAACGGAAATCTGGTATAAGGCTAAAGAAATGACGGACTGGATTCATTACGGTTCGGCAGTTGTTGCCGAGCCGATAGAAAAAGAAAAATTTGCAGTGAAACACTTTGACTTGGAGAAAGGCGAATATCTGCTTTATACGGAGTGTAAAACTTACTTTTATAATGGTGTGGAATATTCTGTGACAGACGGCTGTTTCACTGTTCCAAAACCAAAGGAAGAACCTGCAGTGTATCAGCCAAATGACGCAGAACTTGCCATTATGGAAATGCAGGCGGATATGTATGAACAGCAGGAGCAGAGCAATTTAACTTTGATGGAATCTTTGGCTGACTTTTATGAAACTATGATTGGAGGAAACGAAAAATGACAGAGATGTATTTTCAGCTTGTAATTAACCAAAGAAGAACCTGTAATGAAAAGAATAAAGCCGTAAGGCTTGTGCCAAAAACACAGTTTTCTGCAGTAAAGGCATTGCTTGAAGAACGAGGATATGACTTAAACGGATATAGGACGGAATGACGTCTTTTTTGGAGGTGATGAAAATGAAGGATTTTTGGAATGTAATTCAGCTGATATTCTCCGCTTTGGGAGGATGGCTTGGATATTTTTTAGGCGGCTGTGACGGTCTGCTTTACACCTTGCTTGCATTTACGGCAATGGACTACATCACAGGCGTTATGTGTGCAGTCAATGATAAAACGCTTTCCAGTGAGGTTGGGTTTCGTGGCATCTGCCGTAAGGTGCTGATCTTCATGTTGGTTGGGATTGCAAATATACTGGACGCAGATGTTGTCGGAACAGGCAGTGTGCTAAGAACGGCAGTAATTTTCTTTTATATTTCCAATGAAGGTGTGAGCCTTTTGGAAAATGCCGCTCATTTGGGATTGCCTGTGCCGGAAAAAATCAAAGCAGTGTTGGAGCAGATTCACAACAGAGCAGAAAGTGGGGAAAAGTGATATGGATTATACAAACAGTAAAATGGTGGCATATACCAAACTCAGTCCGAATCATTCCGGACAAAGAACTCATGCGATTGACAGAATCACCCCACATTGTGTAGCAGGACAGTGCAGTGTAGAAACTTTAGGAAGTATCTTTGCACCAAGTTCCAGACAGGCAAGCTGTAACTATGGAATTGGTGTTGATGGACAAGTTGGAATGTATGTGGAGGAAAAGAATCGTTCCTGGTGTTCTTCTTCCAATGCGAATGATCAGAGAGCAGTAACTATTGAATGTGCATCTGATACCAAGGAGCCGTACTGGATGAATGATAAGGTCTATCAGGCACTTATCAAACTTTGCGTAGATATCTGTAAACGTAATGGAAAGAAGAAACTTATCTGGCTTGGGGATAAAAATAAGACTCTGAATTACTCACCAAAATCTGATGAGATGGTACTTACAGTTCACAGATGGTTTGCCAATAAGTCTTGCCCAGGAGATTGGCTTTACTCAAGACTTGGTGATCTTGCATCAAAGGTTACTGCACAGCTTGGTGGTTCTTCTTCTGGTGGAACAACTGCAAGTGGATTATATAGAGTCAGAAAATCTTGGAATGATGCAAAATCACAGAAAGATGCATTCAAGTCCCTTGATAATGCAAAGAGATGTGCTGCATCAAATCCAGGATACTTTGTCTTCGATGAAAACGGAAGAATCGTAGGCGCTACTACCTCAAATACCAAAACGGTAGATGAGCTTGCAAGAGAAGTTATTTGTGGAAATTGGGGTGACGGAACTGAAAGAAAAAATCGTCTCACTGCCGCAGGTTATGATTACAATGCTGTGCAAAACAGAGTCAATGAACTTTTAAAATAATATAGATAACATAGACATGAGCCTGTTTGCATTCTTCTGAGTGTGAACAGGCTCTATTTTTTGTGAAAAGCGTCCTTTTGATGCCTTTCCCAAGGCTACTAGTTGGGAAAGGCATCAAAAGGAAAAAGAAAATAAAAAAGTTTTTCAAAAAACGTCCTTTAGAGCATCTTCCCAAGGCTAAAAGTTAGAGAGAAACAAATCTCTCGGAATTGGAGGTGTTAACGATGAAACACAATCTGCACATCAGTGTTTCTGACAAGCCACAACGAAACGGCATGGTGTCCTACAAGAGCATCACACTTCGAGAAAGATTCATGAGAATGCTGTTTGGTAAAAAGCAGAAGATTATGATTCTTGTTCCGGGTGACACGATTGAGGAAGTTGCCATCACAAAAGTTACGGAAGGAGGTAGACCATGAACAAAGTAACAGAATTACTTGACGCTGTTGCCCACGTCATCACGAATGTGCGTAACCTGGCAGACAGTCTTCAGGTGGTAGCTGATGTTCTTACAGATATGAAATCTGTAGAAGTAACTAAATCACAGCCTGTAGAACAGATTCCTGAAAAGACTTCAAAGCCTAAGAAGGAAAAAGCTAAGGTTTACACACTTGAAGATGTAAGAGGAGTTCTTGCAGAGAAGAGCCAGAACGGACTCACATCAGAAGTTAAGGGTCTGATTGCAAAGTTCGGAGGTAGCAAGTTATCCGACATCGACCCTAGCAACTATGAAGCAATCATCAAAGAGGCGGAGGTGCTTGGAAATGAGTAATCACGCATTCCTTTCCCCCTCAAGTTCTCACAGATGGCTTAACTGTACACCAAGTGCAAGTCTTGAATCAGAATTTGAAAACAAGACAAGCCAGGCAGCAGAAGAAGGAACAGCTGCTCACGTATGGTGCGAACACAAGCTTAAGAAGGCTCTCCACAGAAGAAGCAAAAGACCTATTTCATCTTATGACAGTGATGAAATGCAGGAACACACAGATGCATATGTGGACTTTGTCTTAGAACAGCTTGACATTGCAAAGCAGAACTGCAATGACCCATTGGTGCTGATAGAGCAACACGTAGACTTTTCTGAATATGTCCCGGATGGTTATGGTACAGCAGATTGCGTGATTGTTTCAGACGATAAGCTTCACATCATTGATTTCAAGTACGGCATGGGAGTTCTGGTAGACGCTACAGACAATCCACAGATGAAATGCTATGCACTCGGTGCACTTGCCATCTATGACAGCTTATATGACATCAAGGAAGTATCGATGTCCATCTTCCAGCCACGCAGGGAGAATGTGAGTACCTGGACGATTTCAGTTGATGAACTGAAGTCTTGGGCAGAAGAAGTATTAAAGCCAAAGGCTGAAATGGCCATGAATGGCGAAGGCGAATACTATCCCGGCGAATGGTGTACCTTCTGTAGGGCAGCAGTCAGATGCAGAGCAAGAGCGGAAGAAAAGTTAAAGCTTGCACAGGAAGAATTTAAACTTCCGCCACTTCTTACAGATTCGGAAATCGAAAAAATCTTATCGGTCATTCCTGATCTTACAAAGTGGGCAAATGAGATTATGACCTATGCTACCGAATCAGCTGTGAGCCACGGCAAGCAGTGGAATGGATTCAAGGTTGTTGAAGGACGCTCCGTCCGTAAGTACAAGGACGAGAATGAAGTTGCCAAAGCAGCCAAGGAGGCAGGCTATAAGGATATTTACCGCCAGAGCCTTATTACTCTTACAGAGATGCAGAAACTGATGGGTAAAGCAACATTTGAAAAGGTATTGGGTGACCTTATCTACAAACCACCCAGAAAGCCGACTCTTGTACCAAACTCGGATAAGAGAGAGGCAATGCATATATCAAACGCTAAAAACGAATTTAAAATGGAGGATTAAAGATTATGGCGAATGTAAGTAAAACAAAAGTTATCACAGGCAAGAACACAAGACTTTCTTATTTCCACGGATGGGAGCCTACATCTATCAATGGCGGTCCTGAAAGATACAGTGTATCAGTTCTTATTCCAAAGGATGATAAGGAAACAGTAAAGGCAATCAATGATGCGGTTGATGCAGCTATTGAGGAAGGCATCGCAAAGTTCGGTGGCAAGAAGCCTAACAAGGTAGCAATCAAGCTTCCTCTTCGTGATGGTGACACAGAGCGTGAGGACGAGGCTTATGCCGGACATTGGTTCATCAATGCCAACAGTAAGACAGCACCACAGATTGTTGATAAGGCCGTAAAGCCTATCCTTGACCGTGATGAGGTGTACAGCGGTTGCTATGCAAGAGTATCTCTTAACTTCTATGCATTCAACTCAAACGGTAATAAGGGCATTGCCTGTGGTCTTGGTAACATTCAGAAGATCAGAGACGGAGAGTCCCTTGGTGGTCGCAGTTCTGCAACTGATGACTTCAGCACAGAGGAAGATGACGATTTCTTATCTTAATCTGAACTGACCATTTAACTTCCTGCGGGCGGTGTGAAACCCACCGTATGCAACTATTACGAATATACGGGGTAAACGATATGAACGAATTATATGAATTAGCAAAGCAGATTGATGTGATTATCATTTTCTACATCTTTATGGGTGCTGGTATCTACGGCATTGTAAGTACCATCATGAATGGTATCTGGCTTATCAAGGATTCAATCAAAAAACGTAAAGCAAAGAAGAAATCTGCTGAAGAAACAACTGAAGAATAAAAGTGTGCAGGCGGTGGAGGAATATCCTCTGCCGTCTGTTTTACTTTGGAAGGAAGTGAGAATGTGAAATCAATCAGTATAGATATTGAAACCTTTTCAAGCGTGAGTCTGCAGAAGTCCGGGGTCTACCGCTATGCAGAAAGTGATGACTTTGAGATTCTGCTTTTCGGTTATTCCGTTGATGGTGGCGAGGTCAAGGTTGTGGATCTGGCAATGGGAGAAAAGATACCAGACGATATTATTGATGCTCTTACAGATGATGAAGTCATCAAGTGGGCTTTCAATGCACAGTTTGAAAGAGTCTGCCTATCTAGGTATCTTCGTGATAATGATGTATCTCTCGGGGGATATTGTCTTGATCCTGTGTCGTGGCATTGCACGATGGTATGGGCGGCAACTCTTGGACTTCCATTATCCCTTGAAGGAGTAGGTGCTGTTCTTGGACTTGAAAAGCAGAAACTCACAGAGGGCAAGAATCTCATAAAATACTTCTGTGTTCCCTGTTCTCCTACAAAGGTCAATGGTGGCAGAACAAGAAATATGCCATATCACGATTTAGAGAAGTGGACACAGTTTAAGGCATATAACCTTCGTGATGTTGAAACGGAAGTGGGAATACAGAAAAAATTATTGAAATTTCCGGTAAGTGAAACTATTTGGGATGAGTATCATTTAGACCAGGAAATCAATGACCGTGGAATCGGTGTAGATATGGTTTTTGTTAAGAATGCCATTGCCTTTGATGAGAAGAGCAAGACGGCACTTACAAAACAGATGCAGGAACTTACCGGTCTTGAAAATCCTAATTCTGTACAACAGATGAAGAACTGGCTTTCAGAGAATGGACTTGAAACAGACAGCCTCGGTAAGAAAGTGGTGGCCGAAATAATGAGAGATGCACCTGAACATCTTGTAGATGTGTTATCCCTTCGTCAGAAGCTTGCTAAAAGCAGTGTTAAGAAATATACGGCTATGAAAAATGCCGTGTGCATGGATAACAGAGCAAGAGGAATGTTTCAGTTTTACGGAGCCAACAGAACTGGCAGATTTGCCGGAAGAGTGGTGCAACTCCAGAACCTGCCTCAGAACCATATGCCAGATCTTGCACAGGCAAGAGGTCTTGTAAGATGTGGTAACTTTGATGCCCTTGAACTTTTATATGATGATATCCCGGATACCTTATCACAGCTTATCCGTACAGCCTTTGTGCCACAGGGAGATGACAAATTCATTGTTGCAGATTTCTCTGCCATCGAAGCGAGAGTCCTTGCGTGGCTTGCTGATGAGAAATGGCGAATCAGGGTGTTTGAAGAAGGCAAGGACATCTATTGTAGCAGTGCATCACAGATGTTCGGTGTGCCTGTTGAAAAGCATGGTGTTAACGGTCACTTAAGACAAAAGGGCAAGATTGCAGAACTTGCTCTTGGATATGGTGGTTCGGTCGGTGCATTGAAAGCAATGGGAGCTATTGAAATGGGTCTGACAGAAGATGAACTGCAGCCTCTTGTCTATGCCTGGAGAAATTCAAATTCTGCCATCACAATGCTGTGGTGGGATATTGATAACTGTGTAAAGGAAACAGTCAAGAAGAGAATCACAACCGAAACTCACGGCATACGATTTATGCATGAGAGTGGCTTTCTTTTTATCGTTCTTCCTTCTGGCAGAAGGCTGGCATATGTAAAACCAAAGATGGGTGTGAATCAGTTCGGTGGTGAGTCTGTTACCTATGAGGGTGTTGGTGGTACAAAGAAATGGGAAAGGCTCGAAAGCTACGGTCCCAAGTTTTGTGAAAACATTACGCAGGCAATTGCCAGGGATATTCTTATGTATGCCATGCAGACTTTAAGAAACTGTAATATCGTTGCTCATGTGCATGATGAAGTCATCATCGAGTGCAGAAAGGATATGTCCCTTGATGCCGTATGTGAGCAGATGGGAAGAACTCCACCTTGGGCAAAGGGCCTGCTTCTTCGTGCTGACGGCTATGAATGTCAGTTTTATAAGAAAGATTAATGAAAAACGTCCTTTTCAACCTCCTGCCAAGGCTATCTGGTAGGAGGTGCTTTTTTATGCAGATTACAAAATTAGAAGACGGTGCAGCAGCACCAAAGCCTGACACAAAGGTGTTCACACAGGAAGAATTGCAGAAGGAATTTGACTTCATTCTCGCTGAAAGGATAGTTCGTAAGATGGCAGAAAAGGGTCTTATTTCTGATGATGAATTACACAAAATATCGGAGAAAAATCGAATTATTTTCTCTCCTTATTTAAGCGAAATTTATAAGTAATTGACTTGATATATATAAGTTTCTACGGGAATATGTCCATACGAAAGCGAGGTGAGTTAAGTGAAGAATGTAACGAAAATCAATAAGGTTGATTTCTCCGTTTTTAAGAAGACAAGGGTGGCTGCATACTGCAGAGTTTCAACTGATAGTGATGAACAGGAACTCAGCCTTGAAACACAGAAAAATCATTATGAGAGTTACATTAAAGCAAACAGTGAATGGGAATATGCAGGTATTTATTATGATGACGGTGTCAGCGGTACAAAGACTGCAAAGAGAGATGGGTTGTTAAGACTTATGGAAGACTGTGAAAAAGGTCTTATCGATCTTGTCATCACAAAATCCATCAGCAGATTCAGCAGAAACACTACCGATTGTCTGACACTTGTAAGAAAGCTTTTGAATTATGAAGTCTATGTTATTTTTGAAAAGGAAAATATAAACACCGGCTCTATGGAAAGCGAGCTAATGCTTGCCGTATTGGCCAGCATGGCAGAAAGCGAGTCACGCTCCATTTCCGAGAATGAGAAGTGGAGCATCAAGAAGAGATTCCAGAACGGTACTTATGTGATTTCCTATCCGCCTTATGGTTATGCCAATGATGATGGTGAGATGGTGATTGTTCCTGAACAGGCAGAAGTTGTAAAAGAGATTTTTGCAGGGTGCCTTGCCGGAAAGAGCACCCACATCATTGCAAAGGAACTGAATGAAAAAGGTGTTCCTACCAAGAAAGGTGCTAAATGGACAGGCGGTACGATTAACGGCATTCTTACAAATGAGAAGTACATAGGAGATGCACTTTTTCAGAAGACCATCACAGATGCATCCTTCAAGCGAAAAAGGAACTATGGCGAAGAAGAACAATATTACTGTGAAGACCATCACGAGCCTATCATTGACAAGGATACCTTTGAAAAGGCAAAGGAAGCTATCAGACAGCGTGGACTTGAAAAAGGCAACTGCAGTGAGAATACAGCAAAATATCAGAACAGATATGCAATGTCCGGAAAAATCAAGTGTGGCGAGTGTGGAAGATCCTTTAAGAGAAGATACCATTACACTTCCCACGGCAGAAGCTACAATGCTTGGTGTTGTGGCGGTCACTTGGAAGACTCGAAATCCTGCTCAATGAAATTTATTCGTGATGATGACTTAAAGAGAGTATTCCTTACGATGATGAATAAGTTGCGTTTCGGTAATGACCTGGTCTTGAAACCGCTCCTTATTTCCATTACAACAAATAATTCTAAAAAGAACGCAAACAGTGTGGAAGATATCGAAAAGGAAATGAAGAGCAATGAAGAACAGAGAAAGCAGTTGAATACGCTGTTAACCAATGGGTATCTCGAAAGGCCAGTATTTGCCGAGGCTCATAATAAACTGATTATGAAATACGAGCATCTGGTAGCAAAAAGAGATTTGTTATTCAGAATGGATGATGCCGGATATACCATGGAGCAGGCATTAAAAGAATTAGTCGATTTCCTTAACGATGCAAAACCTTTTACTGAATGGGAAGAATCACTATTTGAAAGATTTATAGAAAAGGTAAAAGTGCTGTCAAGGGAGAAAGTTGAATTTGAATTTAAGTGTGGCTTAAAGCTAAAAGAAAGGATTGATTAAAATGGCACACATACCACTTGGGTACAAAATAGTTGACGGATGTGCTGTGACCGATGAACCGACTGTCAAGCAGATTAAGGAAACTTACAGATACTACTTTGAGGGGAAGTCGCTTGTTGATGCAGCTAAAGAAGCAGGTTTTAAGATGAACCATGCAACGGTCAAGAGAATGCTCTCTAACAAGAAGTATCTGGGAACAGACTATTACCCACAGATAATTGACGAAGAAACCCAGAAAAGATTTCTGGAAGAACTGACACGAAGGGCAGGAAACCTTGGAAGGCTCGACAGAAAATGCAAGGAACACAACAAGACAGTTCCTACAGCATTTAATTTCAAGCCGGCCGATTTAACATTTCCTGATCCATTCGAGCAGGCAGAATACATTTACAGTTTGATAGAAAGTGAGGAATAACCTATGGCAGGAGCAAAGAACATAACAGTTATTCCGGCAAAAAAACGTGTAGGTAATACAGTAACCGCAGAAGATAAGCCAAAGTTAAAGGTCGCAGCGTACTGTAGAGTAAGTACTGACAGCGAAGAACAGGCTACAAGTTATGATGCTCAGGTTGAGCATTACACAGAATATATTAGGAAAAATCCTGAATGGGAATTCGCCGGAATATATGCTGATGACGGTATTAGTGGAACAAATACGAAAAAACGAGAAGAATTCAACCGCATGATTGAAGATACAATGGCTGGAAAAATCGATATGATTATTACAAAGTCAATCAGCCGATTTGCAAGAAACACCCTAGACTGCCTTAAGTACATCAGACAGCTTAAAGAAAAGAATGTGCCTGTATTTTTTGAAAAGGAAAATATCAATACTTTAGATGCTAAAGGAGAGGTGCTTCTTACTATTATGGCGTCACTTGCACAGCAGGAATCTGAATCGCTTTCCAAGAATGTAAAGATGGGACTTCAATTCAGATATCAGAATGGAGAGGTTCAGATCAATCATAATTGGTTTTTGGGATACACAAAAGACGAGAATGGACATCTCATCATTGATGAAGAGCAGGCTGTGGTAGTAAGAAGAATATTTCGAGAATACCTTCAAGGAGCAAGCCTTAAAAATATAGCAGACGGACTTATGGCAGATGGTATTCCAACCGCAACCGGAAATATGAAATGGCGAAGTGATGGAATAAGAAAAATCCTTACAAACGAGAAGTATATGGGAGATGCTCTTTTGCAGAAAACCTACACGGTTGATGTTCTTACAAAAAAGAGAGTAGCCAACAACGGTATTGTTCCGCAGTACTATGTAGAAAATAATCATGAAGCAATCATTCCAAGGCAGTTGTTCATGCAGGTCCAGGAAGAACTGCAAAGAAGAGCACATTTAAGAACAGAAGACGGGAAGACGAAAAGGGTATACAGCAGCAAATATGCCTTATCAAGCATCATATATTGTGGTAAATGTGGTGACCTTTTCAGAAGAGTAGCGTGGAAAGCCAGGGGTGCATCTTATAACAAATGGAGATGTGCCAGCCGAATTGAGAAAGGTCCGAAAAACGGCTGTGATGCTGAGGCAATCAGCGAATCGGAAATTCAAAAAGCAGTCATGAGAGCCATTAATAAGACTCTTGGAGGAAGAGAAGAATTTTTGGTGCAACTACAGCATAATATCGAAGATGTGCTAAATGGTGATTCTACGGCAACACTTGAGTACATAGATCAAAGAATGGCGGAATTGCAGGAAAAGCTTGTAATGTGCGTAAACAAAAATGCCGAGTATGATGTTATAGCAAAGAAAATAGATGCCTTGAGAGAAAAGAAGGCGGCAGTTGTAACAAAGGATGCTGAACAGGAAATGCTCAGAAAACGAATTAATGAAATGCGACATTTTCTTCAAACACAAACAAGCAGAATCACAGAATATGAGGAGCAACTGGTCAGAAGGCTTATTGAAAAAATCACAGTTTATGATGATAAACTGATTTTTGAATTTAAATCCGGCATGACTATTGAACTCAAGAGATAAGTGAATAAGGACTATTACATCAACACCTTGCAGCAATGCAGGGTGTTTTTCGTTCATAGAAAATTTACAGAGTAAAACCGTGCTGGGATTGGATTTGGTAATTAAATGGGTTATAATACAAAGTAAATAGAACGGTGAAGATTTTTAATTTGTATTGAAAAAACGGCTGTTTATTGATAAAGGCGGGATTTTATTTGAAAAAGAAAAATGATGATATTACAATTCGTTCCAGTGCGGCGGAATATTTAACTTATGTTGCTTCTGTCGGAGAACAACAGGATAGTATTGAAATGCGATATGAGGACGAAAATATATGGCTCACACAAAAAATGATGGCTACACTTTATGGTGTGGATGTACGCACGATAAATGACCATATAAAAAAAGTATACGTTGATTCGGAATTAGAAGAGTCAACAACTATCCGAAAATTTCGGATAGTTCAAACGGAAGGTACTCGTCAGGTTCAAAGAGAAACCAATCATTATAGCCTGCAGATGATTATTGCTGTTGGGTTTAAAGTGAATAATGAACGTGCGGTGCAGTTCCGTAAATGGGCAAATAGCATTGTGAAGGACTACACCATCAAAGGTTGGGTCATGGATGACGAGCGTCTAAAACGAGGTACATATCTGACAGATAAATATTTTGATGAGCAACTTGAACGCATCAGAGAAATCCGTGCAAGTGAAAGAAAGTTCTATCAGAAAATTACAGATATATATGCTACGGCAATAGACTATGATAAAACTTCCGCAACAACAAAAAGGTTTTATGCGACAGTCCAGAATAAGATGCATTTTGCAGTTCACGGTCATACGGCGGCAGAACTGATTGTAGAACGTGCCGACCACCAAAAGGAGCATATGGGTCTTACTACTTGGGCAGATGCTCCGGACGGCAAGATTAAGAGAAGTGATGTGACGATTGCTAAAAATTATTTGAATGAGAACGAATTGCATCAATTGAACCGTATGGTTACTGCATATTTGGATTTTGCAGAGAACATGACTTTAAGACATATTCCTCTTACTATGGAAGATTGGGAAAAACGTCTTAACAGTTTTATAGAAATGTTTGATTACGGTATTTTGCAGGATGCGGGTAAGATTTCTGCTGAAATTGCCAAACTTCATGCGGAAACCGAATTTGAGAAGTATCGTGTGATTCAGGATAGATTGTTTATGTCTGACTATGACAGATACTTGCTGGAGTTAGAAGAAAAGGCGAAGAAATAGATGCACTAAAAATAGTTTGTCTACAGATTTTGTTTATCGTGAGGTAAAACAATGGGAAAAACACAAATAAAGTATTGCCTTTTGATACCGCAAACATATATATCAATTTGGGCAAATGCTACAGGTACATTAGAATTAGAGTTTTTAAGTAATCCAGGTGTTCTTGAGACTACAATATTTATGTCATACAACAACTTCTAGCTTAATATGACATCGTATTTATTAATAAAATATGTTTAAAAAAGCATATTAAGCCAAAAGGAGGAACTTAAAATGGCCAATAATACTAATGCGAGTCCAGAAGTTTTTGGATTTGATTTTCAAGTCAATGCAACTATTTTTTTACTATTAGATAATATAAAAGAATTAAAAACAATTCGAATGGAAGGAGCCTCTGAAGATATTGAGTTAACCATGAATAATGGTAGGCAAATCATGGCTCAAGCAAAAGGAATAGTAAAAGGGAGCTACGATTTTTCGAACGTAAGAAGAAATCTAAAAAAGGCAATTGGAACACTTTCTTCTGCTGACAATAAATCGGTAGAACAATTAATTCTTATCACTAATTCCAAAAATCCGCTAAATGAGGATACATCAAAGAGTTTTTTCTATGGTCCACCGGTAATAGTTGGTTATAATGATCTTTCAGATGAAGCAAGGAAAGTTATTGATAATATTGTTGAGAAGATTGATGGTCATTTTGATACGAACAAATTTCGAATTTGTTATTTCATGTTTGAAACTGATAATTCAAGAACTAGGTATGCGGTAATAGAGGAAAAAGTCAAAGATTTTATTAATCAACTTAATCTGGGTCAAGTTTTAAGTTGCACAGAGTTAATGCGGGTTTGGCAAAATGATCTTTTTCAAAATGGTTCTAAAACTGATACAACTATAAAATTGAGCAAAGAAGAAATTGTATGGCCGGTGATTGTACTAGCTCTAGGAAAACAGTTGCCATCAGAATATATAGAAGATTATGACCAGGGATTTATAGATGAGATTACAGCACAATATTCGTATATTATAAATACTATTTCTGAACAATATAGTCTCATAACTAAAATCATATTTGATTACAATTCATCGAATTGTGATTTGTCGATGAAAGAACGTATACGAAAGTTTGTTGCAAATAAATGGACAGACTACATTTCTGTTTTTTCGTTCGAATCATTGAATAAAGAAGTTCAAGAAGCGGTTATAAAAGTAATTTTAGCCAAAGTGATTCAACAAAGATACTTAATCGATAATGTTAGTAGAGGTGTGTCATTATGA